CGGCCGGAACCGCTGCCACTCCATTCCTTGATGGTCGAGGTGCGTTCCTTCCAGGTGTCGCCGAAGGCTTGCGTCTCTTCGAGTCCGGTCTGGACGTCGAGGGACCAGTTGTCCATCTCGCCGATTGTGTTGGTGCCGATTTTGAGCGCGGCAGCATTGCCTACCATTACAGCCATAGGGACTCCTTTCGCCTCACGGCGATAGCTAAAAGTGGGTGGCGGAACATCTCACGACGTGCCGCCGGCACCCGCGCCTAAATGGCGTGGATGATGTCAAATTCCAGGACCACGGAGTAGAGCTTTGCGCTCGTCTCCAGGTCGTTTTCAAACTCATTGCGGCGCCCGTTGAGGTGCGTGCTGTGAACCGTTAGCGAGCCGGCCGCGGTGGTGATTTCGGCGGCGTGGTTGATGACGTTGGCGTAGACCAGATCGGCCAGGTCTTCCGCTGCCTTCGGGTTGCCTTGCGCCATGCAATACAGCGCCACGAGGCGGCGTGTGGCCGTCGGCGCGGTCGAGCCGATGGAATGGAACGGAGCGGAGTCGATCACTTCGATGACGATGGCCGGATAGTCCACTACGCGCCCTTGATCGGCGTGCATGTCGTACACCCGCGTACCGGTCAGGTCGGTGATGGCCGATATGGTCTGGAGGTACTTGTAGAGCGCCTGGTAGATCCTCATGCGGCCCGCCCGAGCGCATCAAATGCTGCTTTGACGCGGGCTTCCAGCAGCCGCTTTACGTTGTTGCGCTGCGCCCGGATGGCATCGCGGAAGAACGGAATCGGACGGCTGCCGGGATGCTGCACTTTCTTTGCGAAGCGCTTGAACAGGTTGCCGAACATGAGGAACTTTTTATCCTTCGGCGTGACCGTGTGCGCCTTTGTGCCGAACTCGACCAGATGCGCGTGTGGTGCCGCCTGCTTGAGCGTGTAGGCGTATGCTTGCAGGAATGTCTTAAATTGCCGCCCAGCGGCGGCGGAGAGCGATCTTTTCAGCCCGCCCGGTGCGATGGCCCGGCCCCGGTAATTCGTCGCATAGGGTGCCACTGGCGCGCGGGCTTTGGCCGCGTCGCTGATGAGGTTCGCCCCGTCGAGCAACGCCGCTCGCACTTCGGCACCTTGCGCGGTTTTCTTGAGCTTCTCCAGTTGCCCGGCGAGTTCCGTGAGCCCTTCGATTTTGATATTCAAATCGTCACCTCAGAGCATTGCAGCGAGAGCATTTCGTTTCGCTCGTCGGGGTTGGCGATGGCGCTGACATTGAAGTAGCGGGCGGCGTCGGCGTTCTTCGGGTCCGTAAACTTCACCCGCATATCGGGCGTGTACCCGGCCTTGAATCGAACGGTGATGGAGTGCGAGAGGTCGGAAATCGTTTGCTTCGCCTGGAAGAACTCGCGGCCTCCGCCGGTTTCGATGAAGCCCCAGCATTCCGTGAAGGTAGACCAAGTTTCCGTGCGGTCGCCGTTGGCGTCGACGGACAGGCTTTTCTGCTCGATCAGGAGCCAGTGGCGTAGGGTGCCGGCGCGCATTACCACAACCGCCAATTCACCAACAGCGCCCGGCTCCCCAATTCCAGCGCCTTTGATTCGACGCTGGCGGAGTTGCCGAGGACGACATCTTCGCGGTGTTCGTACAGGTGAGCGGCAATCAACAGAATCGCCGCCTGAATTTCATAAGGCACATCGGCTGCCGTGGTCCACCCACAGATAAACTGAATTTCGATAGGGTCGAGGACGCGCAGGGTTGTGGATGGCCAAGATTGGTTGTAGGACAGGGCAAGGACTCCCGGATCGCGGGCGGTGGATACTTCCCAGTAGTCCGTCGAAAACGTAGTCTGCGTGCCCGCCGTGTCGGTGTATTTCACGTGGGTGACAGACTGGAGCTGGCCGAACGGCAGGTCGAACCTATCGCCGAATGGCCAGGAGTCCAGGAACCACTTCCAAGTCTGCGTCACCAGCTTGCGCCCGGTGATCGTCTCAACGTATGCCTGCGCCGCCCGCACATACGGCTGATACTGCTCGGGCGGTTGCCCGGCCGCGCGCGCGTGCGCCTCCATTTGCGCATCGGTGATGGCGAATTCGGTGGGCGCGGTGACGAGTTGGTAGGCGTGGGAGGTCATAGGTGAAAGGGCGGGGCGGAGGAGCCGCCCCGGTCAGGAGAGAGAGGGTTAGTCGATAACGGAGTTGGTCGTCGAATTCCCGAAGCGCGGGTTGTTCAGCACGATCAGGATGCCGCCGAGGACAGGGGAATCAACCACTTCCACCATCTTCAAGCGCACGTACTTATAGCCGACGCTTGCAAGTTCGGCGTGATCCACTTCGATGACGTACACCTGCGAGCTGCCCGCCGTGGTAGCGAAGCCCGCCGTGGTGGCGGCTGTCATAGCGCCGTTCGTGTCGTTGGGGGTGATGGCGCGGTAGGAGAACGGAACCGCCGTCGTGTTACTCGGGGTGACGTCGTCGCAGGCTTCGACAGTGACGGTCGACGTGCCAGTGGCGCCGACGCCCTTGTAGATGATGAACGTCGCGGACTGGTGGCCGGTGATGTCCACGATATCTGAGCCGGTCGTGCCGGCGAACGCATCGGCCACCGGGTCCAGGCCCTTGACCACATGCTTCGTAGCGAGAGATTCGTAACGCATAATGAGTTTTCCTTGTGGCTTCGTAGGCGAGGGCGGTGGTTAGCCGCCCTCCGGTGGATTAGGCGCGGACGGCGGTGGTCACGAACGGAGACAGTGTGTTGCTGCCCTTGAACGGCGTGATCGGCTTTTTGACGATGCACTGTCCGTTGAAATCATGGCTCCACTTGAACGCCATTTCGTCGTAAATGAAGCGGACGTGCATGGACGTGGCCGAGCGGAGGCCACCTTGCTCGATAAGCGCGTATTTCGACTTGTTCGCCAGCACCACATCGCCAGCGGTGCCGAGGGTTTCAGCCTGCTCCACGATGCGGATGGGATAGCCAAACAAAGTGCCGTAGTACGGGGAGCCCGCCGCGTTGTTGTTCGGCAGAAACACCGGCTGCTGGCCAATGGTCATCAATGGAAGCTGGCCGATGCAGTCGCGGTTGAGGAGCCATTCGACCGTATCGCCCGGATCGGCGTACAGCCGGGACAGCATGGCCGTGGCGTTTTCAATCACGAAGGTGGCGGCGGTCTGCGCGGCCTTCTTCGCAACCTGCACCAGCAAAGCCGTGCCTTCATGCGCTTGCGTTGCAAAGCCCAGGCACTCGCCGACGCCAGTACCGCGCCAGATTTCGTTGTCCTTCACAAACGCGAATTCCGAGGAAAACGCGTTTTGCAGGATGGCGGATGTGGCGGCGGAATTGCGGATTTGGCGCTCGCTGACGTAGGCAAGGCCCTTCAGTGACTCCAACTTGAGTTCCATCCGGTTGATTTTCGGCTTGGAAGACGTCGGCGCGTCGGTTTCGGCCGCGCGGTACACGCGAACGCCACCCCAGCGAGAGCCAGTCGCGCGGGAGGTTTCGTCGATGTATGGCAGTTCGACGCCATCGAACCCTTCGGAGATCGGAATGGTGAAGCATCCCGGCGCAATGCGGCCCAATTCCGCGGCTTTCGCGAGAATCGCGGTGCTAAAGTCGGTCTGCATCAGGAACCCGCCCTCAGTGCCAACGGTCGAGTTCATGCCCGACGCGGCGAGGTTGGTTTCCATCAGGCGCTTATCAATAGTGCCGCCCTGCCCCTGGAAAGAGCCGCGCGGGCTCTGCGCGCAAGCGATGGCGAAAAGCTGCTCGCCAAAGTTCTCGAAGGGCCGCTTGGCTTCGTTGTCGCTGAGAACCACGGCCGGCTGACGGGTCACATTTGCCTTGGCCAGTTTTTCCATTTCCGCGTAGGCGTCAAGCTGCTCTTGCACTCCTGCCTCTTCAGCAATGGCTGCCTTGGTGGCGGCGAGGTGTTCCGTGATGTTGTCGGGCTCGGCGACAGCGGTAAGCGCCTCGCGTTTAGCTTTGAGCGCGGCAAGCTGTTCAAGCAGTTGCTTTTTCTTCATAGGGGCTCCATTGCGCGCGTCCTTGAACCGGCATTCCATGCCGGTGGCGCGTGTGTGTTGGTTGGTATTCAGCGAGCGGATGAGCGGAGTCGAATGTATTCGTACTCGGCTCTGGCTTTGCTGTCGTCTGCTTCGCTGGCCGCGCCAGAGGGTGCAGAGAGGTCGGTGAAAAGTTTTGCCGGTACTTCCATTTGGCAGTCACTCAGAAATTGGGCGGATGGGTCAGCACCGCGCGAGACGAGCGAGACGTGGAACGGCTGCCACTTGGTAGCGCAAAGATGCGGAACGCCAGTCTCGACCGGTTCGGCCTTTACGAGTTCGCCGGTGATTCGCGCGCCCATGGAGACGTTGGCGAGCACGCCACTTTTGATGTCGCCGATGAGCCCGGCCATCTCCTGTCGGTCTGAGAAGCGGACGAAGGCCCGACCGGTTCCTTTGATTTCGGCGCGCTCGATGACGCCTAACGTGTGGTCAATGTCTTCGACGTGATCCACAACGAACGGGGCCCGGCCGCTATTCAGAAACGACAGATCCACGGCGCCTTCGTCCAGAGAAAACGAGAGGTGGAACATCTTCCGGCCGTCGGTGCGCAGCACGGGCGTGCCCGCGTAGAACATGATTTCACGGACTTCTGGCGCGTTGGGTTGAGCGGCGAGGACTTGCCCGCCAAGGATGAATGTCGTTTTCACTGCGCCACCGCTTTCTGCTGTTGCTGTTGCCCGGCCATCGCCACCGGGATCATCGCGCCCTGCACCATGTACACTTCGCCGCCCTCGTAAGGGTTGCGGTTGTCAATGGCGCGAATTTCATTGGCGTTCAGGACACCGATGTTACGCATGGCGGAAAGGTAAGCCGCGCGGCCCGCGCTATCCCCGCGCATGAGTGCATCCAAATTGAACTCGGCATAGAATCGCTCAGACTCGCGCGGCCCGAATAGCTGCATATTGATGCGCCGTTCGATACGGGTGCATTCCGGGCGAATGGTGTTGGTTGCCCACTCCAGGCCCTGATGCTCGATGTTATTGTTCGTGCTTCGCGCCAGTTCGCCGATCATGTGCAGCGGCACGCGATACGCGCGGGCAATCTCTTCGATTTGAAACTTGCGGAGTTCCAGATATTGCATGTCCGTGTGGTTCACGGGTACAGTCTTGATTTCCATGCCACCGTCGAGAATGCCCAGCTTCCCGGCGTTCTTCACGCCGCCGAAGCGCTGCATCATGTAGTCGAGGAGCTGGAACTTTGCCGGATCAGCAAGCGAGTTCGGCGACGTGATGTAAGCCATCGGCGCCGCATTGTTGCGGAAGTAGTTCGCTCCGTAGCTTTCGGCGCTGGCGGCGAGCTCAAGCGACTGGCGCATGTAGGCCAGCGGATTCATGCCCTTGAGCCGCGTCACGCCGTCGTAGCCCATGCCGGGAATATGGAGGATGTCGCCCTGCACATACTCGCGGGTGATTGCGCCTTCGCGGTAGAGGTAGACCAGCAAGCCGGTTTCCGCGTCCTTACGCACGTCCATTTTCGAGGAGTCGAGCGGAACAAGCTCGGCCACCGCGGCGCGCCGGTCCACGCGGATAAGCGCGTAGAAGTTGCCGTCCGTGCAGAGGGACTGCTCCGCCACCTGCCAAAACTCGAACGCGCTCATGGCGTCATTGGGCGCATCGTGAAGGAGGTAGTACAGTTCGTGGTCACGCGCCAGCTCGCGGCCTTCGCCGGTACGCCTGAAGACCTGGCAGGGCAGAGAGCCGATGGTTTCGGAGCGCAAGCGCACGCAAGCGTTCAACGCATTGATGCGAAGGGCACCCTCAGTGCTATCGAACTGACCGAGAAATGAGCCGAATGACGGCGCTACTGAGCGGTACCAGAAGTCAGAATCAGGCGGTTCAGAAGCTCCGAGTTTAGTTAGTATTTTGCCAAAAAGGTTCAAGGTTGCCTGCTTCCCATATGGATTTCATTGGCTGGCCGATAATCGCAATCCCCGTCGCCATCGCCATTGCAATAACCGGGTCGATTCGCTTCGAGTTCTTCATCCGCTCGGGCTTCACCGGCTTGATGAGGTCGCCCGGCGCCTGCGTGATCTGCGTGCAGTCAACGGACCAGCGGACCAGCGGCGAGCCTTCATGTACGGCGGCCCGGTCGTAAACCAGCTTTTCAAACCGCCTACAGGCCGGGCTCATGGACTGATAGCCTTGCCCGAAGTCGATCACGTCTAGCCCGGCGTCTTGTAATTCTCGGGCGGTGTCGCGCGCGCCGTATCGGTCGAATGCGATCGCCTTAATGTCGTAATCGTCGGCCAGTTCTTTGATGTGGGCGGTGACATAGCGCCAGTCGGTTGTAGTTCCCGGCGTAAGCCGGATGTGGCCGTCAGCCGCCCACTGTGCATAGGGGACGCCGTCGCGTTTGCTTCGGTCTTCGATACGCTCGCCAGGCAGGTATGCCCAGACTTTGTAATAGACTTTTTCGCCCACCGGCCAGCACAGAGAGAATGCCGTTAGATCGTGTACCGCGGCAAGGTCGAGCCCGCCGTAGCAGGGATATCGGCGAAGTTCCGCCCAGTCAATCGGCGTGGGTGATGCGCAGACGTCCCATTCGTGAATCGGAATCCATTGGGTTTCTGCGGAGGTCCACTGGTTCAGGTACAGGCGCCGGAACTGGTTCTGTAGGTCCGGGCGGGCCATGGCCTCGTCAAACTTGCGCTTGTACTCTTCTATCTTTTGGTGTCCGGTTTCGAGGAGCGGGAGAGCCAGCGGCCATAGCTTTTTATCGGTCCAATCGGCGTCCTTCGGGACTTCGTAGATCAGCGGCAGGTAGGATGGGTCGGTTACCTCGCCCGATAGCACCCGGCGCGCGTATTCGTATTCGCGGTAGCAGATTGTTTCTTGGCTGCTTCCGGCCGTCGTGATGATGATTTCCAGCGGCTCCCGGCGCGACATGCTGCCGGTGGTGAGCGCGGCCAGTAGTTCCTGCTCGGCTGGCCCCCAGGCGTGGAGCTCGTCAAAAACTACCAGCGAAGGGTTGTAGCCGTGCTTTCCTTTGCCGTCAGCGGATAGCGCCCGGATAATCGAGCCGGTTTCCCGATGAACGATCTTTTTCTGTGATAGCGTCGGCTCGACCAACTCTAGCAGCGCTGGGTTCGTGCGGATCATCGACCAGATGGCCTCGAAGCAGATCGACGCTTGCGGCGCGTCGGTTGCGGCCATGTAGAGCTCCTGCTCGGGCTCCGGGTCCAGGAAAAACACGATCAGAGCGATGATGGCGGCCGTCTGCGTTTTAGCCTGCTTGCGGCCGAATGAGGCAAACACCTTGCGGATCAGCCGCGATCCGTCGGCCCGTTTCCAGCCGAAGATGTTAGCCACCAGCTTTTTGCTGTGCGGGAGAAGTACCAGCGGCTCCGGGCGCCGGCTCTTTGTGGACTTCGTGAGCGTGAGCGTTTCGGCGAAGGCGCAAGCGGTGTTTACGGCTTCGGCGTCGAAATAGGAGGATTCCATACTACTTGTGCGCCGATGACGCTTGCGTAAGCCTGCGCGAGCTTGAACACTACTTCCATTTCTTCCGGCGTCGTCGCCTTGATGATGTCTTCGGGGAGTTGCCCGGCGCCGTGCGGCTTAACCTTCAACTCCAGGTTTTCAGGCCGGTTGTCGGTGCGGATGCCGTTTTTGTGGTGGACTTCCTCGAACGGCTGGAGGGGGCGCTTGTGAACGTCTTCCCACACAAGGCGATGAACCTGATGAAGCTTTCCGCGCCAACGCACCCGTAAGTAACCATGCTGCTTACAGATATGGGTGGTAAATTTAGACCAATGCTCCGATTGGTTTGCCTGGCCGGTGGCCTTTAACTTGGATACCAATCGCTCCCAGTTTTCACGCTTGCCACACCCACACGATGCTGAAAGCTTGTATTTCAGGTGGCCTGTAGGCCGTAGGCATTCAACCCCGCAATCGCATGCGCATTTCCAAACTGCTTTTACTGATCGGCCAACAACCGCTGAACCGGCGCTACCAATCACCACCAGCCGCCCAAACCGCTGGCCGGTCAAATCAATCCTCTTCGGCACTTTCTTCTCCGCCCGCCGTCTCGGCAGTGTTTCTACAGGCCCTTCGCCCTTGCAATCAGCGCCAGCGTGGGCGATAGCGCCGTCGGCTTGCGAGTGTCCTTAATTCCGGCCCGTTGCCGGTTGCGCGGCCCAATGTTTAGCTGGCTGCGTAGTTCGTCGATCTGCCGGCCCCAGGCCAGCTTGGTACGCCCGTCGGTTTCGTTCCGCCGCTCGATCATGGCGTCTGCCAGTTCGGCGTATTGGTCGGCGTCCACCTGGCGAATCGCCACGCCCGCGGCGCGGTTTTCGGCGACGAGCTTTTGGAAGAGCTTCAACCGGTCGGATTTGCACCAGACGGGCGGGGTGATGTCTTCCTGGATCGGCTCGGGAATGACGCCGCCGTTGGCGACGGTGCCGCGCTTGCTGTCCGGTCGTGGTTGGAAACCTCTAGCGCCCATATTGATAACTCAAAATCAGAAAGTTGGGAAAAACTCGCACGTGTGGGCCAGGAGGTGTAGGTTCTGCCCTGTCTAAGGATCGTACACACCCCCACCGTACCAGTACATCACCTACGCCCATGTGTCTTCTTTTGATACACTTGCGTGTATTTCCGCTTGTCCTGCTCCGTCTTCAACCCATGGCACGGTCGGCACATTGATACTAGATTCTCATCAGCATGTGTCCCACCTGCTACCAGTGGGATGTAGTGGTCTACTAGCTCGGCTAGTACCACGCGGCCCGCTTCCTTGCACCACTCGCAGAGCGGGTCACGTGCCCGCTTGATCGCCCGTACCTTCTGCCACCTACCGTCATACCCACGCGCTGTAGCGTGTGGCCTATGGTCTACCCTTGGTTGCCGTTGTGGGCAGGTGCCGGCGTGGGCTTCTCGGCATCGTGCGCACCATCGGGGAGGAGAGGTGGGCATGTCGTTAGCACTCCAGTTGGCCTGCCGATGCCAGCGCCGACTAACAACGCCACGTCGGTATCGCGCCATGGCACGATCTCATCGTAGACCGTGAACGAGTCAGGCTTATTGCAAAGTGGGCTACTCATCACAACCCAGCCATCAGCGAAGAGCGGTGGGTGTACGTATTCGGCAAAACCTTCACGACCGTGGCTTGCGCCGTTATCCGCGTGGCGATCTCGTTTGGTTTAGCCAAGAGAAACACGCGCGTGATCGCCTTGTCTTTTTTGCGCTGGATCAGCCGCGCCACGGCACCAGCGGTTTTGAGGATGCGCAGGGTTGCAAGGCTGATAGGTCGCCGCTTACCGCTTGCGTTCTCGCAAATCACAGTCGGTCCGGCCAGTTTCAAGGTATCCAAGCGCATCTCCTCGATTGGGAGCCCGTAAGGGCTGGCGACGTTTACCACCACTTCAAACCCCGTCGGAGGTTAAACAAACAGCCATGCTCAATTTCAGATCGTACAAGACGGTTTCCGCAAAGTCAACGGAAAGTTTTATGTTTTTTCAGCGCTCCTTGAACGCGCAATAATTCCCACACCGCCGCTTGGTCGGCCGATACTTGCGCAAGACAGCGCTGGAGTAGCGTATTCTGGCGTTGTAAATCCTTTATTTCCATGCGCATAAGCGCCATTAATTGCAATTGCTCGGGTGTGATAGCGTGCCTCCAGCGCAACGGCATTTGCCGCTGAAGTAGTACGGCTGCTTTAGCGGATTGCCGTCCTCGTCCACCATGCCCTGCACCCGCACCCACTTCGTGACGCGGATTTCTCCACCTGCGCATCGCGCCGGGTGGTGGATCTTTTCAAGCCCGCGCGAGTTTGGATCGTAGTCCCAGTACGTCATGCCTTCGATCACCCGCCCGCACCCTCCCGTATTTCCCCGAGGTGCCTCGTTGACCGGCTGCCCATGCTTCGCCTCGTTCAGCGCGTCCGCGATGTCTTGCGGCCCCGTTGGAAGCGATTTGCGGCCCAGTATGAGATCAACCGCCGCCCGAGCGTGCGCCGCGTCGTCGGAATGACTGGCGAGCACGTCAATGAGCGAGGTGAACGTCTCCGGCGCCATGAAGCCGAACCCCTGGAGATTCGACATTCGGTTGAGCTGGGCGGTGGCCGTGCCGCGGTTACACGGCATCGTCCACCTCCAACCCGGCCTTCAGGTCCACCGGCCCGAACCGCCGCGGTGCCCTTGGAGCTGGCGGTGCTTGCGAGTACGTGCCGTCGCGGGTCCACCATTGCGCCTGCTTGGTCCGCAGGTCCGGGTTTGCGTCGTATGCCGCTCGCCACTTGCGGACGCTGGCAGTGTAGGCCAGGCAGAACCCGGCCGGGTTACCCTCGAAGCTGGCCGACTTCTGAAACTCGCCGCGCATGGCCGAAGCTGTGAGCCCGACATCGCCGCCGGCTGGCAAGTTCTCACATGCGAACTTCGCCGCCGTCTGGAAAAGCTTTTCCGGGTCCGGCCCGCTGTCGTCGATGCGGAGTTGCTGCGGCGGGGGCGGGGCGGGCGATAGCGCGCCATTCCCCCTTCCCCCTTCAACATTCAACATTCTACATTCTACATTCATACCGGGAACCCCCCCTATCATAGAGGCAAATCCTGGGGAACTTTGGGGAAATCGTCTATGATCGGCCAATGATAGGCCGTTTCCCCAGGATTCCCCGGGATTTGCCTCTATCATTGACG